CGTAAAAAAGGAGCATAAAATGGAAAAACTTGATAAGATCAAAGAAGTTAAAGTTGGTGAACAAGAAGTTGAAGTAGATCCTAGATCTAAAACAACTGCTGACCAAGCTTTTAACTATATTGGTACAGGAAAACCTGAACTTGAAGTTCAAGGACAAGGTGCTGTAAGACCAGAAAAAAGAAGAAAATCTAAAGCTTACTAATTATGTGGTTATCGGCAATAAAATTAGCCGTCTCTACTGGTAGTAAGCTTTATGCTAACAGGCAGAAGACGAAACAAGCAATGTCTGATGCAAGATTAATGCATGCAGAGCGTATGGCTCGTGGTGAGGAAGCTTACCAGGGCAAATTACTAGAGGCTCGACAAAACGACTGGAAAGACGAATTCGTTTTGGTGATTCTCTCGGCGCCCGTGAT